AATCCAAGTACACGCACTGTTGGCGTGGTTCCTGGTGTGCGACCACCTTGTGCATTTGTATCGTATGCATATGAGAACGACACTGGAGAACCAGCATAAGTGCCTTCGATTGGATTGCCATCTTTGTCGTTAACGATAACTGCAGTTGATGTGCCGAAGTCACCAGTTGGGTTCGTTTCGAAGAACATCCAGTACTTAAAGTCACCAGAGCCAGCTTGTGAACCGAAGTTGATAACACCTGCAGATACGAATGGATACAGACGATTCACACCATTCTTGTCGAACAGGGATACGCTGTTCAGGTAATTGCTGTTCAGACCGTCAATTGCTAGACCGGTTGTACCGACTAGGGTATCACCAACGAAAGACGTTAGCGCATCGGCGGTAGCACCAATGACAGAACCGGCACCAGCATCGATGTCGGAATTCTGACGAAGCAGATACTGAAGCTTTTCGTAAATTTGGACGGTTGATGCACTTCCACCAGCATCCGTAACGATGATGCGGAAGGGAGCACTTGTTCCGTCAATGTTACGGTTCTGATCGGTACCAAAGTACTCTACGTTGATGTTGGTATATGGAGCAGTTGTGGAGATTGTTGCATCATCAGCAGTGACCTTCAGGTCAACGGCATTGGACAGAGGGAAACGATACGTGATGTAACCCAGTGTTGATGCACCGATAGAAGCGTTGTTGGCTGCAGCATACGTCTTACCTTGCTCACGACAGAACAGAGTGAACGTTGCGGAACCGGTCGTATAGTCGAAGCTGCCGTTTGTTGCATCACCATACACCTGAACCGCCTGGTTAACAGGGCCTGCGAAGGTGAAGTTGGTGCGGGAGCCTGTATTCCAGCGGAAATACGGCTGATCAGAACCACCAATCGAACCAAGAGATACAACACCCATGTACTTGCGGTTAACAGCACCAGCAGAACTCTTTTCAGCCCATCCGGCAGTGCGGATCAGCGAACGGGTTGTGTCATCTTTCGGTTTCCAACCGTTGATGAATTCGAACTGTTCCGGTGTGATAGCTTCCATTGGGAACGGGAACTTGATGAAGGTGGATGAAGACTTCCATTGTTCCTTAAGCCAGGAGTATAGTGCCTGTCCAGAAACACCACCCGTAGAACCGGCAGAAGTCACCGCTCCAGTTGTTTTGATTTCGATCGTACGGTTTGTCGTGTCGATTGCGATATCAGTTGTTAGAACCAGGTTATCTGGATCGATGATAATTGCCATTTGTTACTCCTCACATTGAAATTGAAAGTTTGTATTACCGAAAAAGATATATCCGTTGTCTAGCATTCTTTTGAATTCGATGAAACATTCAAAATCAGGTAAAGAGACAGTATCTCCACGTTGTGTATCGGCCGGAATATCCGTACCGATGTATTTATTATCAGTTGATGATACAATCTTCATAGCTGTCTCCTTATACCGGGTTGTTGTAGTTGCGATCGACGACTGGCTGGATCAAAATGCTGTCGTCGGTTGATTTGAATGTATAGTTGAATCGAACCGGCTGATAACCCATAGCAAGGATGACGATATAACCGTCTTGACCAGCGACTGAGTGCGAAAGGCTGAATGTCGATCCACCGGTAGCTTCCGTTCCACCGACTTCTGTTGCCGTTGCCGGATCAGTTCCAGCATAAACACGCACCTCAGAACCCGTAGCCAAGCCAGTGAACGACAGTTGGGCGGTGTCAAGGGTGTATAGATTGTCTGTTTGCGCTGCAAGAGTCGAACCCGTCAACACCTTAATTGATTGAATCTGCGCAGTACCAGCGGAAGTTAGCGTTCCCTTAAACTTTAGCTTAAAGCCCGTTGGGGAGATTGTTTCAGCCGATAGTGTAGCAGCATTAAGTGTCTTCCACGTACCGTTCCAACCTGAACCGGTATCGATTTGATATTCATAAGTGCACAGATTAGTGCTGGTACCAGTAATAACCGGCGCAGAGTTAAGAAGCGCGGTGTGCCCCTTCACCATTGCTGTCATTTCAGCGTAGAAGTAATCGTTGAGCGTCGAAAGCAGAACGGTGGCAGCTGGTGCAAGATAAGCTGCGGTACCGGTCGGGCTGTAGAGATAGTTCTCACCGCTTGTGGTTGACGATGGCAGCATTCCATACCATGAGACTGCTCCCGTCGTATCTGATAGGAACACATCACAGAAGTGTACGCCAGTCAAACCGTCCGCAACAGTGTCAACGGTACCACTCATACCACGGACTTTGGTGTTCTTACCCGACACAGCATACGTCTTTGCGAAATTTGTGCATAACACGCTGTCATATATGTTTCTGTTGGTACTTGATGGCGTACTTACGATGATATAGTTTGCAGACCGGCTGTTTGTTACGTAAGCACGTTGGACTTTGAGATCGTTGGTACCAGCAGAAATCGATATCAGTGAGTTTGAATATAGTGTAGCGTTCGATCCTGCAGACAACGGGGCTGTTCGGGTACCAATATTGCGGACAGTCACAGGGCCGTTGGTGGTATCAACGAAAACAACATCAGCGTATGGGTGTAGGTTAGCGTAAGTTCCACCCTTACCGACTGTGACACCGTCTAGCATAATATTGCTACACGCTCTAATAACGATCCCGTAAGCATGTGTACCTTGTGATGCTGTGAGTGGCCCTTTCACCTTTGCACAATAATCCATATTGGTTACCGTGACGTTGATGCAGTTCCGCAGCTCAAGCTCATTACCCGACACACTTAAATTTGTAATGGTGCTGTCCGTCACACCGTCAAAAAGTGCTACTAATTGTTCAGTCGGCCAAGTGGTTATCATGTTATATTCGACGTTGTTTATAGTAATGTTGGAGCTACGGAAACCCCCGCCGCCAAGACCACCGCCACCGATGCTCCTGCAGTCAGTAACGAACAGATCTGTTAGAGAAACTGGCGCAGATGAGTTACTGATTTTGAGGCACGGCGAACTACCACCCACACCAATTAGCGTGTTGTGTGATGTCCGAAGTAGTGTTGCGGAATTCCGCACATTATCCAGCAAACCAATACACGCATACAATGCACAATCTGTCATGGTATACGTTCCTACGCCCGACCAGTTATTGGTGTAGAACATGAAGGATGTTTTCTCCATGTCGACCGTTTTTACGTTGGTATTGATCTGCGGCCGATTGGTACCGGTCGTACCATCTGCAACGAATAGGTTTGTAGCAGGAGTAGCGGTGGCAGTACCCCGGAAGATGATATTCGGAATACGCACCTTGCAACCAGCTGGTGGAACATAGCCGATTAGATTGGTGCCATCACCACCCAAACCAATGCTGCCGTCGTTATATGACTTAAAATAACGATTCCTGGCATCCGTTCCGACAATGGCAGTGGTATACATATGATCGCCTGTAGAGGCCGGCGATTGCAGACCATGCCACCACTTATACACACCAGAACCGGGAGCAGTTTCAATTTGTACGGCGAATATATTGCTTGATCCGCCTCCGCCATTGGTCGGGAACTGAATGATCTGATGGGCAGATCCAGATGTTACCGTTTCGTGCTCAAACCACTCACCGCGGGTCTTGAGTTCACCAAGCTGTCCGATATTCCATATTGCTACATGGCAAGCTATTTCGATCCAACCGGTTCGATCGGGTGCAGTGGCGTTAGCACCAATCCCCGTCAGAGCACCGGTTGTGAATGGTCCGCCTGTAACCTCACGAAACTTTAGATAGCCTGATGCCGGCATAGCGGCACCCACTGCAGTTGGAGCGGAAGTATAGCTAGCCCAAACGCCAAGTAGATATCCTGAAACACCACCTTGCGTAACCGTCATGCCAATTGCAGGGACGTTGCCAGATCCGGTATCAAATGGCATCCAGCGCACTGCAGTGCCATCAACATATACCTTACCACCGGCTGTTGTAGAGCACGTTATGGCACCAATCGTGCCGGTCATCGATGCAGGAGCGTTAGCGTGAACCCGTGAATCTGTGCGGATAGTCAACCTGGCGTTGTTGTTAATTGTCCATGTCTCATTCGCCGTTCGGGCGGTACCACCATCCAAATATGTATCTGTCGTAATTGTTGCCATTATAGTCCTTAATTTGTATCAAGCCACAAATCCCAAATTGCTGGATTTGATGGCGGTGTATTGCCGATTGTTATTGGGAGACCGCCACCAGTACCTGCTTCGCCCTTCTTGCCATATTCGATGCCGATGAATAGATCGGTGGAGGTGTTAAGCCAAGTTGGATCGGCTGATATATTAAGGCTATACAGCGATCCAGCAATGATGCCGTCAGATACTTGATTTAGGTCTGATATAAACCAGCTAAACATTTCGATGTTACCATCAAGATCGGACAGAACTATTATCGCGTTATCATCATCGAATCCCATCGACGTCACTAGTGATGTGATGTAGTTACCGATATAATTGTTGTCGGCATCAAGAGACGGAAATTTGATTGATGAAGCATACGGAATGAAAGATTGATTGAACCGCACATATCCCGGGGTTAGATCAGCATTGACGTCTACAGATGAGCGATCAATAAGCAATCTAAACGATGCTGCTGGCCGCCCTGCAGGGCCTTGTTCACCAGCAGGACCAGGCAATCCAACGCCTGGAGGGCCTTGTTCACCAATCGTCAAGACCTCAATGTTCTCATCAACAAGAAGTACGTCTAATGGGTACTCTTCAACAGTAACCACGAAGTTATCCTCAACAATATGCACCTCAACTGGCGCATCATTGAACACAACCTCCAACGGGCTCTCTTGAATGATTACCTCAAATACATCACTCATGCTGTTTGGTCCTGAACCACCAGATTACCGGTGAAAAGTGTTATAACTGACAGATCTGGATACGTCACCTGTACTTCGATCGAATATAGGCCGCCTGTAATAGTTGCAGTTTGGACTGATGACAATCCAAAAGAGAACACGCCGCCTGCACCGTTGACGACTGCACACGTTAGGTTGATTCCAGCAGCTTTACCTGAAATAGTTGAACCCGTAAGATT